CATTCGCCAAAGTTATTAAACAAATATTATGAAGGAAAAACACAATGAGTAATTTTTTTACAGATTTAGTTAGTCAATTGAAAGATGAAGACACAAAGATTTTATCTGACGGTGGTGCATCTGCTGAGTATAGTGGATGTATTGATACTGGTTCATATGCATTGAATGCTGTTTTATCAGGTAGTATCTATGGCGGTGTACCTAACAATAAAGTAACTGCATTTGCTGGTGAATCGTCAACAGGCAAAACATTCTTTGTGCTTGGCATTGTCAAACAATTCCTTGACGCAAATCCTGAAGGCGGTGTTATCTACTTTGATACAGAAGCCGCAGTCACAAAACAAATGATGGAATCCCGCGGTGTTGATACTAAGCGGGTTGTTATCTCTGAACCAGATACAATTCAAAAGTTTCGTCATACTGCATTGCAAATCATTGAGAAGTATCAAGCGCAACCAGAAGCGAAGCGCAAGCCAATGATTATGGTTCTTGATTCTCTTGGTCAGTTATCTTCAACTAAAGAAATGGAAGATACTGCTGAAGGCAAAGAGACTAAAGACATGACCAAGTCTGCTATTCTTAAAGCAACATTCCGTGTATTGAATTTGAAACTTGCTAAGATTGGTGTACCATTGCTTGTAACGAATCACGTTTATGATGTAGTTGGTGCATACATTCCAACAAAAGAAATGTCTGGTGGTTCTGGTTTGAAGTACACCGCATCCACAATCGTTTACTTGTCTAAGCGTAAAGATAAAGATGGTACTGCTGTTATTGGTAACATCGTTCGCGCTAAGTTGCAAAAGTCACGCCTAACAAAAGAAAACTCACAAGTTGAAGTGAAGATTACCTACAGCACAGGTTTAGATCGTTACTACGGGCTACTTGAAATTGCTGAGAAATATGATATAATTAAGAAAGTATCAACCCGATACGAACTGCCAGATGGCACAAAAGTATTCGGTAAGTCAATCAACGATGATCCTGAAAAATATTTCACAAAAGAAATTTTGGACGCAATTGATGAAGCGTGTAAAAAAGAATTTTTGTATGGGCAAGATGGTGTTGGCTTCTCCGATGAAGAAGAACTTGTAGAGGAAGAAGCATGAAATATGATGTAGATTTTCGAGTAACAGACAGACTCTATACATACAAAGAAAAACATGATTTAGCAAGCATTGAAATTCTAACTGGACCTTACAAAGAAGTAGAGTTTACATTCGGTTCAATTCATGTTAATGAAAAGATTGAAGATGGCGAAGCAACTATTTCCTTTGATTATACAGTACATAACGATGAAACCTTAGAAGGCAATCAAGAGTTTGAAGAAGTACTTGGTGAAGTGATGAATTCATTGCTTCAGCATTCTTTAGAAGAGGCTGAGAAACGATATAATGATGAGCGTAGAAAAGAAAATACTGAAACACCTACTGAATGATGATGCGTACACTAGAAAGATTCTTCCGTTTCTTTCTGGTGATTACTTTTCAGAGCATTCAGAAAAAGTTATTTACGAAGAAATTCATAAGTACATCACGAAGTATAACAACTTACCAACAGTTGAAGCACTTACAATTGAGATTGATGGGCGACCAAACTTATCTGGCGATCAACATAAGAAAGTCACAGGACTTTTAGATGAATTAAACGCCACAGAGTTTGATACGAGAGATGGCGCATGGCTTGTAGATGCAACAGAAAAATTCTGTCAAGAGAAAGCAATCTACAATGCGATCATGGAATCAATTCAAATTCTAGATGAAAGCGGTAAGAGCAAAAAAGAAAAAGGTGCAATTCCTGACATTTTATCTGATGCACTTGCAATTTCATTTGATAATCATGTTGGGCATGACTTTATAGATGATGCAGAAACTCGCTATGAGTTTTATCATAAAGTTGAAAAGCGTATTCCGTTTGATCTAGACTATCTCAATCGAATCACAAAAGGTGGCTTGCCAGAAAAAACTTTGAATATTATTCTCGCCGGTACTGGTGTTGGTAAGTCAATGTTTATGTGTCATTGTGCCGCGGCTAATCTTTCGATTGGTAAGAATGTATTGTATATCACACTTGAAATGGCTGAAGAAAGAATTGCAGAACGTATTGATGCGAATCTTTTGAATGTTGATGTAGACAAATTGATTGCACTACCGAAAGAATCGTATCTTAAAAAGATTGAACGATTGAAAGAAAAAACTCTTGGTCGTTTAATCATTAAAGAGTATCCAACGGCAAGCGCAAACGTAACTCACTTCAAGCATTTGCTTAACGAACTTAAACTGAAACGACAGTTTGTTCCTGACATTATCTATATTGACTACTTGAATATTTGTGCGTCATCTAGAATACGTCAAGGCGCAAATGTGAATTCATATTCGTTCATTAAAGCAATTGCAGAAGAATTGCGTGGACTTGCAGTTGAGCATAAGGTGCCTGTTATTTCAGCAACACAGACAACGCGAGGTGGTTACTCAAATTCTGATGTTGAATTAACAGATACAAGTGAATCGTTTGGTCTGCCAGCGACAGCAGATTTTATGATTGCATTGATTGCTACTGATGAACTTACTGAACTAAATCAGATGATGGTTAAGCAATTAAAAAATCGCTATAACAATCCAGACACAAACAAACGATTCATGATTGGTGTTGATAAAGCAAAAATGAAGTTGTATGATGTAGAACAGACTGCACAAAATCATATACATGATAGCGGGCAAGTCCAACCAGATGAACCACTTTTTGATAAATCGGACTTCGGAAGAAGAGAAAAACAACGTAGATTTGAAGGATTCAAAGTATGAGAACTATTCCAGAAATTGTAGCACAAATGCGCGAGTTGATCGAAGAACTTGAACAGCATACAGGTAAACCTGCACCAAAAGAAGAAAGTGTGAAATTTACCTTATATGGACAAGACTATATGGCAGGAAATTATTCAGCAACAGATACTATCTCGCTTACGAACTATGATCTTAAACCTCTAACGCCTAGCGATATTAGTTCCTTTAAGTTTTAAAAACATATAAATAGTAAAGAACTTTTTATAGGGGTAGACCATGGCGGCAACAGCAAATTTAGAACTAGCCAACACATTCAATGAGTGGCGAACTACGATCAACGAAGTAATTCTCAAAGTGAATAACCTTGAGACTGGCAACGCTGATCTTGTGGTTGACACTATTGTTTCTAATACAACAAATACAATTATATCTACAGCGAATAATACATTCAATGTAGCGAATGCCGCCTGGTTTACCGCTAATGCCGCTTATCTAACTGCTAATGCCGCCTATGCACAAGCAAATACTGCGAATACTCTTACTCAATCAAATACAGTATTTAAAACATCGTATGATGTAGTTACAACCAAAGATGCATATAGTGCAACAATTGCTTATAATTTGAATGATGGTCCCGTTTTCTATCAGACAAATCTAGGTGGTAATATTACAGCAAACTTTGTGGGCGTTAAGAGTGGTGCAAGTTTTGTTACCGATGCTACAGTTGTAATTGAACAAGGCGCGACCCCTTATATTATCAATGCAGTACAAACTGATGGTACTGCAAGAACAATTAAATGGAAAAATAATACAGTTCCTTCTGGCAATGCAAATGCCGTAGATTCAATGACATTTACCATTATTAAAGACGCAAATAGCGTATTTACTGTTCTCGGTAGCCTAGATACTCACGGATAACTTGACAAGATTGTGGTAATCTGCTATACTAGAAGTTCTAGTGTAGAGAGATTTGCCATGATTATTCACACATACTTTAAAAAACCCAAAGCAAAGAAAAAGCCTGGCTGGCAAAAAGCGCAGGCTGAGTATGATACTTGGCTCAAGTCCCATGGCATTAATAAGAACAAACCAAAGAAAAAAGAGTTTGTTCCTTACGCGCCCACGCCTGACATTCACCGCAGGCAAACACCTCACTATCCCTCACTCAATTCATTTGTAGGTTCTGCTACGAAAAAAGAATCGCCCAAGTACACGGGTGGTAATCTTTTGGGCATCGGAACACTACACAAATCGAATGCCGTGCCAATTTTCTCAAAAGAAGATGCAGAAGATCAAGCCAAAATGCGCCGGTGACATAAATAGTCTATCATAACGATAGGCTTCTTTATGCTGAAATTCAAAGAGTATTTAAACGAACAAAAAAACACGCACATGGAACATGCCGAAGACGATGTTCTTAATGGCGGTGTTAAGGGTGCCCGCGACAGTATCAATGCACTCCGCGCAGTACGCGATATGTTAGCCGGTCACTCTAAAAAAAGAGTAAGCGTCACAGTTAAATGGGATGGCGCACCAGCAATTTTTGCAGGTAAAGACCCTAGCGATGGTAAATTCTTTGTAGCGAAGAAAGGTGTATTCAATAAGAATCCCAAAGTCTACAAAACCAATGCAGAAATTGACGATGATACATCAGGTGACCTTGCGGCTAAACTCAAAGCATGTCTCGCTGAGTTGCCAGCACTTGGCATAGTTGGCGTCATTCAAGGTGACTTGCTTTTTACCAAATCTGATTTAAAAAACGTCACGATTGATGGTGAAGATTATGTCACGTTCCATCCAAATACTCTTGTCTATGCAGTTCCAGCGCAAAGTGAACTTGCTAAAAGTATCAAATCCGCCGAAATTGGCATTGTGTGGCATACGTTTTATGAAGGCTCTTCATTTGAAACAATGAAAGCAGTCTTTGGTAAAGACATTTTATCTACACTCAAGAAAACAAGCCGAGTTTGGTCTACAGATGTAGACTACAAAGACGTTTCTGGTAAAGCAACATTGACCAAAGAAGAAACAGACAAGATTACAAGTATACTTTCTGACGCAGGAAAGATTTTCTATAAGATAGACGCTAAGATTCTGAATCACATCAGAGAAACAGACGAACTGCGCGAGAAAATCAAAACATTCAACAATACAAAAGTCAGAAACCAACTCAAAATTACAAACGTGAAGAGTCATGTGGCTGAATTGATTCAGTTTATGACTGCATATTTCGACAAAGAAATTGAAACTCGCAAATCTGCAAAGTCAAAGGCAGAATGGGAAGCAAAAAAGATGGATGGTTTGAAGTTCTTTAACGCAAAGAACAAAGCGCAACTCGAAAATATCTTTACGCTAATTAATTTGCTTGCTGAAGCGAAGTTGATTCTAGTAAATAAACTAGATGAGGTGAAGAGTCTTCAAACTTTCTTGTTGACCAAGAATGGTTACGAAGTGACTGGTGTTGAGGGGTACGTTGCGATTGATCACCTGACAGGAAATGCTGTAAAACTAGTTGATAGAATGCGTTTCAGTTACGCAAACTTCTCTCCAGAGGTGATTAAAGGCTGGCAGAGATAATCTTCAAAGGCTACACTCCTACTTATAATAACAAGAAGAAAAAATAGGGTAATAATATGGCAAAACTGAAT